GCCATAAAATAAAAATGCTGGATAATACGGACCCATTAGCTTTTCCATATTGTTTCCGCCTTTAACATTCGGCATCACAATAACCATGAGTCCTGGTCGCCGTGAAGTAGGACGAGGCACTTTATAACCGATAGAACGACTCAACTTACCACTTCGATATCCCGGATATTCACCACTTTTGGAAACCTGTTTTTTACTGACTAATGCGCGTGATGTTGCTTGAATTTTTCTACCGATTTTGACGAAGGTTTTACGCAATTTTTTTCGGTCAAGTTCAGCCACTTCGGTTAATTTAAAATCAACATGAACGTTGTAATCATTCATCTGCGCCAATCTCCTCACATTCAATTAGCAAAAAACTGGTAGACTCTTCTATTTCTCTTACTCTTTTGATCCTATAAATTTTATTTTTAAAAACAATTTCATTATCCGTTGTTAAACATTTGTCATCTCGACGTCTAATAATCACATAATGAGTAATTGTGTTATCTATTTGTGAAGAATTTAAATATGTTGATGATTTTGAATGAACAATTTTCGCTAAAGTATGAAATCTATTAACGTGAGTTTTTTGCAGATCATAAGCGTGAACAGGTATATCTTCCCGTGTTCGCACCAATATGTATTTTGTTAATTCACCTGAATGGATCATTTTTATTAACCTATAAAGTGCTCTCGATACGGAAACAATAAAACGTCTACAGCCATAGGTAATTTATTAACATTATTCCCGACCGAAATAATGCCTCTATTTTCAAACCAATGAGTAACAATTAAATAAACAGCTTGACGCAAAGATTCATCAAAATAGATTACTTTTTTTGAGCCGCATTCAGATATTTGTTCTGATGATGTTACTATTTTAGAATTTAACTCATTTTCAATATGCTTATGAGCCGCTTGAATATAAGATTTAATTAATTCGTCATGAATTGTTAAGTCATTATCTATAGATAGGTGTTGCTTCATTATTTCTAAGTCAACAATCATATTGAAGCCTCAATTATTTTTTATAAAGCTTGGCCACATTCCGTGTTTCAACTAATTCTTTTGCATAACTAGCTTCAAAACCCGCAATATCACCACGCGAATAACGACTAAAAGGACAAATGAATTCAACAATAACTTTAGTATTGTTTTTAGCACCTTTTTGCGGTTGCTGTGTTTTTTTATCATCAGGCGGTAACGGCGGTAAATCTGGACTTTTTTCTTCAATATATTTCAATTCAATTGAATTTTGATTAACCACATCATTCACGCTAAAGCTAAATGTTTCTGCACCAACATTAGTTGTTGAAACTGTGCATGTATATGTACCGTCATCATTGCTTGTTAGCGCAGACAAAATACTTTTACTTTCAGAAATTAACGATACTTTATATTCACTAGACAGGTTTTTAATATCATTACCTTCTGAGTCCTTTAATTGAATTGTAATAACAGCTTGATCTGTCCCATTTGCTAAGATTTGCTCTTTGTTTATCGATAATACAGATAATTGTGCATCAGCCACTAAAGTTTTAGTTTTACTCATAATATTCTCCTAAAAATAAAGCCATCGATATTGATGGCTTTATTATTAATATGTTTTAATTAGATAAAATTATCTCAATTAGAAAGTAACTTTTGATCCGAATGACAACCCTTCTGGATGACGGAATCCGATATCATGTTCAGTAACAACACGAATTAAGGACTGATTACGAACAAAAGCAGAAACTTGATTACCGTTTGCGTCGATATATGTTGCTTCTCGTGAATAGTCAATTGTCATATTGCCATCTTCACCAATCACAACATCATTGAAATCAGCAAAATAAATTTCAGTTTCATTTGAGCCAGCACCTAAATTTGATGGGATTGCGTTTGTATGCTCAATTGGATAGCCTTTCAGCATACCCTTCGCCATTTCTGGATAAACTTTATTGCCATTACCATCACGAAGTCCATATAGATACATCCATGTGCGAGGCGACATTGCCCAGCCACATGCAATCATCAAGCTGTTTGACTCCATCAGTTTTAAAATCAATGAGTCTAAATATTTATCAACTTCATTCAAATTCACAGCCCCCGACCAATCAACATTACGTAAATTATCCAAAGCTGTGGCTTTAAACCCTTTTGGCGTATTATTACTACCATCATCACGTAAAAAGGCTTTATCTTCACGCACTGCAATTGCTGACAGTACATCGGCTAATACCATTTGTTCAACATTGAAGCCCGCTCGACCGATTAATTGATTAGACAGCGGTACAAGCGCAATCATTGTTTTAGCCGCTAATTTAACATCGTCAAATTTTGACTCTGTGGCTTTTGCATCACTACCTTCGCCAACATAGGAAGCTGTTGCACCACCTGACATACGAGGCAAACTCAAATTACCGTTTGGTAATGGGATTGAACGCGATCCCAGTTTTCGAACTACAGTACGATCACGTAAAAGCTCAATAACTTCGCTATATAAATTTTGCGGAATTAATGCACCACCCGATGCTTGTGTAGTACTAATTGCCATTGAAACGCCTTTATCTCCGATTTCTGTTTCGGCAAATTTTGCAGCATCTTGAAGATTACCTTTACCTGCAGCAATAGACATTGCAATTCTGGCCAATCCAGCACCAGGATATTGTTTAAGATCTTGCTTAACAACAACTGCCGGAGCATTAACGGCACTGACTGGTTGTGCAATAGCTGCTTGCATTTTTTCTGCTTTTTCAAGTTGTTCTATTTGCGCTGTAATTTCATCAAATTCAGTACAAAGTTGAGTGAACTGAGCTGACTCATCACTCGTTAACCCAGCTTCTGACTTTTTTGCTAAAGCTTGCACTTTATCATTTACTTCTGAACGTTTTCTTCGTAATTCTAGAATTTTAGACATGTTTTCACCTTGATTTAGATATAAAAAAGCGACCGAAGTCGCTTGATGAGAGTAAAAAAATTATTAAATTCGTGATGCGTGATCAATTGCCTGTGCACGAATCTTAATGTTATTTTGAGCTTTTGCTTGTTGTTGATACTGTGATGCAATTAAATTAATTGCATTTTGAGGCGTTTGTAATTCATCCGCTAGTCCTGCGCTTATTGCTTCATTACCAAAATAACATCTTGCTTGTGTATTGATAATCGTTTGAACATCAACACCTCTATATTTAGCAACTGATTCAGTAAATAATCTATACATCCAGTCAAGCTGTGCGTTAAGAAATTCCATAGCATGATCACTTAATGGCTCATGAATTGAACCTGCATTTTTATAATCACCTCGATAGAGTGTTGTAAATTTNACCCCCNCATTTTCTTCNAGCTTTGACATTTCCATATGNTCTAGAATTACACCAATTGATCCAACTCCTGATGTTTCACTGATAATAATTTTAGAACATGCCGAAGCAATGAAATAAGCAGCNGAAAAAGCGCAATAATTAACAATAGCCGTTATTGGTTTTATTTCTCTTGCTTGAAAAATAAAATCAGCCAGCTCTTTACAACCNGTTGCNGATCCACCTCCAGAATTTATATCAAGCACAATTTCCTTTATTGATGCATCATTNAGTGCTTGATTGATATCAGTACGTAATTTCTCATAACTAATAAGCTCAGTACAGGCGGCATTGATTGAGCCGCGACGTGTAGTTAATAAACCGTGATAGGGATAACTTTAACAGGGCTAGCTGTGCTTGTCACAGCAGTTGCTTCAACATCATTCGTGCTTAAATTGATTTTATTCAATTCAAGATCTGATAATGTCAATGAACCACTTAGCATCCGCGGAACAACAACCGTTTTTACTGCGTTCAATGTTTGCGGTGTTGCATAATGAGGAACTCCAAAAACCTGATTTGCCAGGTGCGGATAATTAATTAATTTCGGCATAGTATTGTCTCTATTTCTTTAATTTGAGAAGGGGTTGCTTTTTCAATCCCTGTTATCGTTGATGTATCGACCATATTCAATGGAGTTAAGTACGTATTACCACCAGGGATCGGGGTTAGATTTTCCATTCTTCGGATATCGTTGACTGATAACCACCCCCATTGACGCCCGATTGCATACGATTCATACCGTGCCTTTTGATCGCCTCTGAGTAATCCCGACACGTTAAATTCAATATATAAATCTTTACGTTCTGACGTTAATAATAAATCACGCATCATTGCCGCTTCATGACGTTTTAACCAAGGCAATAGGGTGTAAATAACAAACTGCAACCCTTGGTGCTCAATATTGCTAAATGTCGCTTTATCAAGCGATTGAATCATATGAGGCGGAACTTTATATAATCGGCAAACTTCAATTACGCCGTATTGACGGCTTTCTAGTAGTTGTGCCTTTTCGTTATCCATTGCCAATTGTTTATAAGTCATGTTTTATATTCATTCATTAATTTAAGCGCATCTTTCCACTTAACAAGATTTTGCTCATTTATTGAAGGTTCAGGATTTTGTTTCGATATG